TTCACTCCATTTAAGAAATGCTTGTGGTGTCAAAAGAGCACCAGTGTCATCAATTTTATGTGAACTTGCCCAACAAATACCACCCGAAAGATCTTCCACAACCTTGAACATTGTCTCACGGGTGTAGATATTGACCTGTTCATCTGTCAGTGACATGATCAACTTAAGTTGATCGGTCAAAAACTTCTTAGTGGTAACAGTCATAATGGTACGAATCTAATAATGAAGACCTTTCGAGGTTACTAACTCAAACACCGAACCCATTGTGGAAGTTAGCGTACGCAAACTCGGTACGATCAACCAGTTTCACTGAACCATGAGACTCGGAGTGAAAAACATATCCTTCTCCTTCACATCGTTGACCATTAGGAAGATATGCTTCAGGTGCATCGTTAATAATCAGAGAATCCATGATACCATGTTTGATGTCAATGATAAGAAGATACAAGTTAGCAAGATAAGGACAACCAAGAATATCAGTCACCGTAGATCCATCACCTGACGTAAGACTCTGACCAGATTTGATGAGTGCATTGATAGCAACTTTAGCCTTTGCTGCTTCTTTATCAGTCAAGAACTTGATCTTGTCGGTATTGATTTTAGGTGCATCACTTTTAGTATGCAAACGATCAACAGAAGGTTGTACCCACTTGATGATAGCAGTATCTTGAAATACTTCGGTCAAAGGAGAACAAACATGGTCCCACATCTCCTCGTTGACATTAACAACAGTGTGAGGTGCGATGACAAGTTTCTGACTGATTGCCTCAGGGAACACATAAGTCAGAGTGTTCTGAGTGATGACATCAGTACGACCAAAACCAAGCCAATCACCCCAGTAAATGTTCTCAGTACGAGGGAGATACTTGAGACAATATGACAGAATCTCTACAACTTCTATTTGATGACCAAAGTGAGTGAAGATGTCGTCTGTGGTGTAACAAAGACGGATCTTCTTCTTGTTGAATGCACTTTTAGTACACACAAAAAACTTACCATTGGCAGGATTAGTACCCCAAACAAGACTCATACCATCCATCTTCATTGAGATGGTTGCAGTATCATACAACATATCGAAGACTGACAGATCACCAGTCAACACGAGATCTTCAGGATGTTCAATGTGAGTCATGGTCATAATATCGTAGGGGTGTCTCGTATTATAGGAGACATTTCAAGGTAACTAACTTTATTAGGTGCTCATTCGCTTGTGAACACGTGCAACAATCTTGGTTCTACCTTTTGCGTCAGGATTTTGTCCTGTCTCCTTCTTATATTTGTCAGTTTCCTGTTTCTTCATGATACCACGAAGTTCAGTTTCACCTTTCCTGGTGATTTTCATACGTTCAGCACGAGTATAACCTGATACTTCACGAGGTTTGTAGTTAGGATTAACCTTCTTAGTCTCTTTCTTCTTCAGGAGTTTAGATGCTTCTGCATCAGTGTTCTTCTTAGTTTCTGTCTTCTTGACTTCACCACCAGCTTTTTTTGCAGCAATTCTGGCTTGTGCAGCTTTTTTACGTTCTGCTTTTACTTTATCAGCATACGACTGTTTAACTTCAGCAGAACCACGTTCTTTAGTAGGTTGTTGCTCTCTTTCAGAACGTGCCTTAGTTGAACCAATATCTTTTCTATCTTTATATTCACCTACTGGCGCAGTTTTACCACCACCAATAGCTTTGACTCTGGGTTTTACACCTGGTTTTCTACGGGACGCAGTATCTCGCTTGGGTTCTTTACGTCCACCCTCACCAGTTTGTTTGATCTGAGATCTACCTTGAATCTCAGGATCATATGCTTCTAAAAACTCTCTTAAAGTCTTCATTCTTCTACGACCGTAGCAGTTTTGAATCCACCAGATTTACCATCTGTGTTAGCAATCTTAGCGTCAAGATTCTCTCTTGTTGCATAAGTTACCTTTTCAGATGATTGATCAGACCATCTGGATCCACCAGCATAATAAAGTGTGATAGAAGAATCAATCAATGATGGTTTTGTTAAGTAAAACGCCATGATGGGGATGATAATATATGTTATTTATCACCCCCAACAATATCAGGAGAAGAAACAGTCTGGAACAGACAGATCTTCCACATATGAATCAACACTTTCACCACCTTGAACATCAAGAACTTTTTCCCAATCAATGTTATGGGGATTAAAATCATCCATTACATCAAGTTCAAGGGTGATACGATACCTTTGACGCTGAGGGAGATAAGTGGCAGACATGGTGACTCCTGTTGACTACCTATAAATCATATGTTATTTAGGTGCCATTGTCAAGGGAATTGTGCCAGATGTAGTGTTGTCACATTGTCCATCATTCCAGTGTCTCACTGCATTGGCGACGATAGCCACATTAGTGACCATGTAACACACAAGAATAAAGGTGCGTATGCCAGCAATAATATCTGCTTCTCTATCGTCTCGTCCATCTTTTCTACCTAAAGCTAGACTCCAGATCCTCCACATACTTCTTTCCAATCCTTATCAAAGATTTCCAAACCTTTATCAGTTAAGATGTGATCATACATTTGATCAAATACTTTGGGTGGCATTGTACAGATCTCAGCACCGTTGTACCAAGAACGAATTGCACGTTGAACACTACGAATTGATGCAGAAAGAACCTGAGTTCTAATACCGTGGATACGATACAGTTCACTGATTGAACGTACAACTTCAAGACCAGCCACAGATTGATCGTCCAATCGTCCTACAAATGGTGACACATAGGTTGCACCAGCCTTAGCCGCAAGAACTGCCTGAGCAGCACAGAAGATCAAGGTGACATTCACTTTGATACCTTGTTCAGACAATCTTTTACATACGATGAGTCCTTCACGGGTACATGGAACTTTGACAGTACAGACAGGACCAAACTTTTCATACAGACGAATACCTTCGTCATACATTTCAATGTCAGATCCAACAACTTCCATACTGATGTCAGGAACACCCAGATCGACGAGTTCTTGATATACATCCTCGGGATTACGACCACTCTTCATTATCAAAGATGGATTTGTAGTGATACCATCAATGAGTCCAGTAGACCAATACTTTTTAATGATTTCTGTGTCAGCTGTGTCTAAAAAGATTTTCATTAGTTTTTAATGTAATTGTTTTCTTCTAACCATTCACGGGTCATCGGTGTCGGTTCATAATCGGTCCACATTGTTCCAGCGGCACAAGATTCTAGTGCTGCCTGAGTCATACCCTCAGTGTGACCTGCCCAGTATGCCTCCTTTTCCCAAGGGATTGCCTTTGGTTGAGACTGATAGGCACTTTTTGCGATTGCCTGGTACATACGAGGAACATCCTCTTGATTATGAATGATAGCAATAAAGTTGTTCTCGATTGTCCCTGCCATACAATCCTGTGCAGCGTGCCATCCTTCGTGACGCATCACTGACATCATAGTACCAGGACGATGCATGTGAGCGACATTCAGAAAGAAGTTGTTGCCCACAGTGTGATAGACACCACGATGACCAATTGGGAAGTATCGCATATCTGCTAGAAAAACTTTAGATCCAACAGCATTAAGTGATCGGACGAGAGAGTTAAACTCATCAGCAACAATACTGTAATCAATATCAGCTAATTCCTCATGTTTGTTGAGGTCAGAAACTGTTTTAAGTTCTTGAACATGATCTGTGCATTCTTGAAGTAACATACACCCCTGAGCATGAGGTGTGAAGAACTCTTCTTCGGTAATCGGATCAGCCATGACTGGAGGGACGATCAACAGAGATAGTCCTAACAAAACATTGCGAATTTTCATTGTTTGTTTCCCTGGTTTTAATATACTCTAGTTCGTCCCAAAATTGGTTGTGACATACAACTAGAATGTGTTCATTACAGTGTAACCTATTTTTGACAAGATTACAATAGGGTTTAGGTTTTACACCAACTTCAATGGTAATATATTCATCACATTTGAAATATACCCATCCCTCATCCAACCAATCATGATGATGCCATTTGACATAATCATTGACCTGAACGTCAAATGTTTTCATCGTTAATGTTCGGTAATCCAATCAGTGAAATTGTTTCTTGTTGCTTAAAATACAACTTGACATAACAACGTAGTGCATCCTTCAACACCACAATGTCATCACACTCGTCAATTTGACGAGACAACTTCTCATATGCAAATGATTTAGATGGTGATGATAATGTGATTGAAGAAGGATCTAGGTCTTTCATTGGTAGAATGCGGCCATGAGTGGATTTAGATTCAGTTGCATTGCAGAATAAGGAGTCGTGTCTTCTGGTTTTACAACTTTACCTGGTTTTTTGTGATTGATAGGAGCCTTGAATTGTTTGGTCTTTTGACAGAAAAACCCCCAGACTGAGCTAGGAGGTGTATCTGTGTAGACAAATGTTGTCCCTACGTTACGAATCCAGATACGAATAACAGTCTTAGAATATTGGTCAGTCCAATACTCATACCCTGTCGGCGGTTTGTGCGGGAATTCCATGTCGGTTGTAATCATATAGTAGGTCAAGCATCACCTGACGCCATTCCATCAATTCATCGAAACATCCTTGATTGTGAGCACATTCACGGAGTTTACTGTCTGGTTTGAGAACACTCTCGATCATAAGACCAAGAGCACGTTTTTCGGATTCATTCATCGAAAACTTTACATTGTGGAGCACCTGGGTGTGTATCACAAAATTCGTCTAACAGTTTGTCTCTGTGACGATTGTGCCAATCATCGAGTTTGGCATCTTTTTCTGGATCAAATTCATCCTCATCGTGATGTTCATTACATCTGATTCCAAAATTATACTTGGAATACTTGTCGTTAGGATCTTTTTCTGGTTTTTGAGTCATGTTAGAAAACTCTCGATAACTTCAGAAGCTGAATCATCAGTCAATTCGTATTTATTTGAATTTATGATGTTCTCTCTTAATTTACCATAGTATTCTGGATATAGATCATCGTGTGTTGAAATCAAATCAAAACACTCCTCATCAGATTCTGCTCTGACGACCCAGATACCACCATACTCTGACTGAGGAAATGGTACATAATGGTCTACAACGTAGAGATACTTCATTTACTCCTGAAATTATATGTAAAGTATATAAGAATTAGGATACTTTGTCAAGTGATGATTGACACTGACTCATTTGTCTCTCAAGTTCAGCTTTGATCTTCCATAGACTCACTTGAAAATGTGTTTCGTACTTGTTTCCCTCCAGTAGAGCAAATAGATTGTCCACTTGCGCAAGTGCAGTTGCAAGGATAAACTGTTGGTCCTGAATTCTTTTCATTCTGTAATTTTTGAACTAAATGATCGGCAAATGCTTCCATCTTATCAGGATGGATGGCACGAATGTCAGCTTGTTCAACTGCCAATTCAATTGATTCGATCTCTTGACTCGAAAGTTTTCTGTCTTTTGGACTGTGGGTCATAGAGCCTCCAATTTGTCACCATGTTAGTATTTACAAACAGGTAGTAAAATAATGTTAAGATTACTTAATAACTTCCCAGTTATCATCGTTCATCTTATTCATCCAGAAGTGATACCTACCTGAGATTGATGCAAGAAACATTTTATCTTCAGTTTCTTGTTCCACACGGCAACTATGGAGTTCATCCATCATATTATGGAAACGATTCACTGCCTTGTTGGTCTTGGGTTGAACGCAGATAAATTTGGTCTTCATTGATTTAATAACTTAAAGGATCCTCATCTTCCAGGACAAGCCTATTCTAGTCCTGATTGTTGTACTTGTCAAGTAACAAGTTTTCTGATAGATTAGCACATATCTCACATCGTGGAATACCCATCAAATGTTGATACATGTGATAACATTCATGAAGAAGTGTTTTAGTGTGTTCATCACCTCTTAGATTTTCATCGATTTGAATGACAAACTCATTGTCCTCTTCTCTCATACACCACCCTGACACACCTTCATCAGATAGGTCCATATAGACCACAGTCAGGTCAATACCATAATCAGACAGGTATTCACCCATAAACCAGTGTAGAAGGGGTTTACAGGAAGGGACAGGAGTGAATGACGGCACAACTTCAATAGAATGCATGTGTCAATCCCTGATACACAACTCTGGTACCCCATTGCATCATCCACATAAAAGATGCGATGAAGATCAACTTGTGGGTGGCGGTCATCTCCTTTGTGTGTCTCCAGACACTATAAAGCCCCCACGGGTCTCGCGGAGGCAATGATAGACAGTTTGTCAAGTGTCACATCATGTTGTGGTTGCAATACCAACCCAACCATTTCCATCATAAATTTCTAATCTACCTAATTGTTCATTGAAGAGAAATGCACCCTTAATTTGTGGTAATACATTTCTACGTGCAGTAGATGCGTTAGGGAGTAAAACAAAACCTCCCGTAGTAGAACCTGCACCAGAAAGGTCTAAAACACTTCTAGGATTACTAGTTGCAATACCTACACTTGATATACCAGTGAGGACAATACCATCGTCACCGATAGAAGTTGTAAAACCAGCTAAATTACTTGCTCTGGACATTTTTACTCAGCAGTACCAGCAGTGATTGCATTATTGAAAGGAGTCAAATCTTCAGTGGTCCAATAATCTTTTGCAACCATAATTTGAAGATGTTCTACATTTCTACTAACAGTATCTTGCTCTTCTTGAGTAAGACTACTTTGTGCCACCAGTCTATTGATTAAATTGACACTATCCATGGCAGCAGTATAGTGTCCCGCAATTTCCTCAGCTGTAATTGTCTCTTCCATAGTTTTAATCTTGAGTGATATTATTTAGTTGGTTCTACGATAACTCTACCATCATCATCAGTCCAGTGTGTGTCGAGCATGTGTTGGTCTTTTCTTTCACCAATAACCATCCAACCCACAGTTGCGGTAGAGGAACTGTCCTGAGCAGTAATTGTCAGAATGTTACCAGAGACAGAACCCTTCACTGCTGTCCAATCTGTTTCATTTGATGTGAAACATTGAACATTTGTACAGAGAGCGTCAAATGTTCCTTCTGTCATTCTCGCGGCAGTGTCAATATTGACTGTACCAATTCCACTTACGAGATCAACTGAACCTCTGTAAATCAAGTCAGCTTGTGGACCCTCAATAAATGAGTGAACCAGATCATGAGTGGTTGACATCCCAACAAGTGGGTGATCAATTCTAAATGAACCAGAACCTTTGGATAATGCACCAGTAACTGTACATAAACCAGTAATTCTTACACCAGAATTTTCAGTTCTTAATCTCTCAGATACACCATTACTTTGCAATTTGACTTGATTTGTAATGGACGTCAAAACTATATCATTTGTATTAGATTGTATTCTAATTACTCCACTACCAGAATTACTTTCATTATTTTCATTTTTAATTTCAAACAGTCCTGATTGATACAGTTTTAAATGAGCATCATGTCTATCTAAAGAGGTATTACCAAAACCAACAAATGTTTCGGTTGCAACAGTTATATCATCCTGGAAAGTAGAAATACCAGTAACATCTAATGTGTTTGTAGTTGTACGACCAGTAACAGTGACACCCATACCCTGGGTTTCAAGTTTCTTTCCACCATCACCACCAGATGCTGCCCAATGAATTTCTGTCCTATTGAGATCACAAATAACATTATCGTAACCAGCGTGAGCCTGTAGTCTTAATTTACCATCAGTTACACTACCACCTCTTATGAATAAAGTGCCGTTAGGAACAAGATCAATAATTCCATCATCACTTCCACTAGTTGTAAAACTTACAGCATTTGCTAACGTAGAAACACCAGTGACATTCAGAGATCCACCTACCGTAAGTTTAGATGTTGGATTAGTGGTTCCGATACCAACATTATATAATTCATTACCAACTAACCAATAATTATCACCGTTACCATCATCAGCACCAATAGCAAATTGATCATTTCCAACTTTTGCGGCAAGAACATTGCCTAAGACGATATTTCTATTCCTTTCACTTGTTCCATCACCACTACCGGCATTTCTACCGATATAAATGTTATCATTGGAATTACTACTCAATGCATAATTACCAGCCTGTCTACCAATAAAGATATTTTCGTCAACATTTGTAGTAGAAGAAGAACATCTTCCTGCTCTATGGCCTAATGCGATGTTATATGAGCCACTAGTGACATCATTTAAAGTTTGATATCCAATTCCTATGTTGGAGGTAGCGGTTGAAGAAAGATGTTGAAGATTTTGATCTCCAATTCCAATATTACCACTAGTTGTACAATTATGAAGGTTTTTACCACCAATAGCAACATTTTTTGTGGGACCACCATTAGCTAGATTTCGATAATCACCAATCGCAACACTACCCCAATCATTAGAAGCACTTCTATTGGCGTCAATAATGATATATGCAGTTTTACTTGAAGTAGCACCTAAAGTAAAGATTGCACCATGATCACTGTTCTCTGGGTTTGCTGAAGTTCGTGATAATTGGGTATGTCCAATACCAAGGTGATAAGAGAAAAGTGCTGTACTAATAGCAACAGCAGATACGTCAGGATTTACCCCAATATTACCAACCTGTAATTCATAAGCTGGTATTGTGGTGTCTATACCAACACGATTATTGGTATCATCGTAATAGAGGGCACTAGCACCACCTAATGAAGTACCACCATTATTGTACTGAACTTGACCATCTGAACCTGCTGCGTTAGCGGCTCCACCACTGACTGCAGCTAATTTTACCTCTCCAGTAGAACTACTATAGGTAAGTACATGACCATCTGTAAGAGATGTGTTATCACCAAATGTAATTCCAATACCAGGAATACGGAACTTAGTGACGTCAGTGTTACCTAAAGTAATTTCATTAGCTACAGTTGCACTACTTGCTTCAGCATTGAAACCAATACAAGTGTTGTTGGTACCATTTGTGATATTATCACCTGCATAAACTCCTAATCCAGTGTTATTATTTCCAGTACAGTATTGAAGGGCAAAATACCCCAATGCAGTACATCTCAAAGCAGTTTGGTTGGTATGCAATGCATGATAACCAATAGCTGTGTTATCATCTCCAGTTGTAAGTGAGTTAAGCGCATATTCACCTACCGCTGTATTTGAATTGCCATCCACGCATTTGGCTAGAGCTGAGTTACCAACACCAGTATTTCTATCTCCAGATGTATTTGCATTAAGTGCATAATAACCTAAAGCAGTATTATCATTAGTTGTACCATCATCATTGGCAAGTGCACCTGTACCTAAACCTACAGTTCGACCACCACTATTTGTAACACCATCAGACAGATCGTTAATTTCAGATGCTCCACTACCACCACCACCACTAGCAGCTTGAAGTGAAATGTACCCAGTGCTTGAATTGTAAGTTAAAACATCTCCATTACTTGCACCAGATTGTAGACCAGGAATACGGAAACTTGTGATACCTGGACCACCTAACGTAAGTTCATTATTCGCAGTAGCAGCAGAAGTACTGGACTCATCACCAATGCATATATTGTTCGTACCCACGGTAAGATTACCACCTGCATATCTACCAATGAGTACATTCTTTATTCCTGTGGTGACAGTTCTACCTGCACCTGGTCCAACAAAAACACCAAATTTACCCGCTGATTGCATTAATCCTGCAGCATCACCAATATAAACATTATACTCAGCACTAAGTGAGGTTACGAGGGCCTGTGCTGCAAGTCTACCTATTGCAACATTTTTTTCACCTAATTCCAGAGTCTGTAATGCTTTAGCTCCAATAGCAACGTTATGTTGAGAGCTACCTCTCACATTACCTAAGGCTAGTTGACCAACAGCGACGTTTTCATTACCAATGAAGGTTTCTCCATTTTTTCCTCTGAGTGCATCTTCACCGACAGCAACATTATCCGTTCCCTCGGTACAATTTGTTAACGCACTATATCCAATTGCAGTGTTATCTCTTACATTATTTGATATACTATAAAGGGCAAATGAACCTATACCAATACCTTTTCCGCCCGCTCCATAAGTTTTTGCATCAGAAAGATCATTGATCGATGAAGCACCACCTACTGATGACGCGGTAACAGTTACAATACCTAATGAAACAGGAGTTACACTTAAGTTTGTACCAAAGTTAATTGTACCAGCAATACCAATGGCCGAATCACTATCTTTAATGTCGATACCAGTTGACTGAGCAGTAATATTAGTCAGATTAGAACCATCACCATAGAAGTAATTTGCAGTTACTATTCCAGTTACACTTACACCAGAACCAGTCGTTGCAAGTTTCTTTGCATTATCACAATATAACTCTACCCCTTCTCCAAGAGCACTGTACTTGAATACAGTTTCAGAACTAGTTACATCTTCAATAGTAAAGACACCTTGATTTACCTTTATTGAAAAATCAGTTTGAATACCACCATTGTGATCGTTGAAAAGTATCTCTGGTGTAGCAGAATAAACCTCGTAAGAGGTTGCAGTAACGACACCAGTAGAATTGATGTGTCTTACTGATTTAATGTCATCTGCAATAGTGACACCATCTGTACCTGTGGTACTACTGGTGAAAATATCACTAGTTATCGTGGCCAATGTTATATTGCCACTACCTAGGTTTAGTTCTTGACTGTTTGGTTGCCATCTTAATTGACTATCAGTTCTTATTGGTTCATCACCAGTGAGTCTTTGAGTGAAATTGAGATAATGGAATGCATTTGCAGTATCAGATTGAACTAATTGAACTCCAGTTGCGACACCACTTGCACCACCTGATGCTGTGACAGTTACAATACCTAATGAAACAGGAGTTACACTTAAATTAGTTCCGAAGTTAATTGTACCAGCAACACCAATCGCAGAATCACTATCCTTAATGTCGATACCAGCACCGACTCCAGTTAACCCAGTTAGTTCAGAACCATCACCAGAGAATTTAGTTGCAGTTACTACACCAGTTACATCTACACCCGAATAAGTTGTTTCTAATTTTAATGTAGCATCAGAATGATAGAGACCTACACCACCAGTACCAGTAAGATAAACTTTACCACCTTCTATAGTTCTTAATGAAATATTTCCAGAACTACCACCAGAAGCATTCGCTTTTATTAAAATATCGTTGCCGCCAGAAAGATCTAATAATAAATCACTACTTTGTCTATAAAGTTGAGCATTTGCATCACCAATACGGAATCTAGTATGTGATTCAGTTTCTATTCTTGGTCCATTAAACGTGACAATACCACTAGCTCTTAATGCATCAAATTCACTTGAACCTTGTACGTCTAATTTTGCAATAGGTGTAGTGGTGCCAATACCAACAGAACCATCAGAAATTACACGAAGTTTTTCAGTACCATCTGTTACTACTTTAAAATGTCCATCAGAACCTGTGTCAACTACCTCAGCAGAAGTATTATTTTCTTCAATTTTGTCAGAAGTACCACCACCACCACCAGTTTGATCAGTCCAGGATACACCTATCCCAGGAACACTCGACAATACCTGACCATTAGTTCCTGTACCACCATTCGAGTCATAAACTGAACTTCCAAGAGCAACTTTAGCAAATGTAGAAACACCTGATACATTAAGATCATCTAACTCAGTGTGACCATCAACATCTAAGCCACCATTAAAGTCAGCAATTATAGGATGATTAACAGTTAAACCTCCCTGAATGGTGAGACCATCCATTGTTGCAGCAGTATTAATATCGAAGGTGGTAGGACCAATAGTCCCACCATTACCAAATTTAACGTTTGAATTAAAGGTGGTAAGACCACTTACATTCAGAGTTCCTTCAACATCAAGTTTTGCTCTTGGATTGGTGGTTCCGATACCAATTCCATTAGAATTTCCACTTACAAGGGTACCATCAGATACTGTACCAAAATGCACACCTTCCCTAGCAGTTACAATACCTAGAGAATCTACATTAGTTACATCATCATATGTCAGTGTACCACCAATTGTTACATTTCCACTAATATCTGCGTTTCCATTTACATCTAATTCAGTGCAGGTGACAATACCACCATTCACACTACCAGCTAAATCTCCATCAAATCTGATGGTTGCGGTTACGATACCAGCATAAACGTCACCCGTAAGATTTCCAGTGACATTTCCAACGGTGTCACCTGTTTGAGTAACTTTAAATACGTCAAGAATTTCAAATACAACTTCGTCATTTAATTGACACGGATCATTCAGTGTGACTGTAGTTGCATCAGATGCAGTAAAGTCAAGATTTTCACTCAGACGAACACCATTTCTATATACTGCAATCTTGTTTATTGCATATCCATCAGTAATAGTGAATAAAGTTTGGCTAGCCGTTGCCGTAAACCTTATTACTCTATAATTATTCTGACTCGATATAGGATTTCCAATCGCCATTGTAAACCTTTTTAGTTATTTATGGACAGAGTTGTTTGTTCTAGGATATTTAACACCAGCTGTGTCTGGATTTCTGTTTTTGAAACGAGTTTGTTGGAGAGAACCAGTAACTTCTCTTTTTCTCTCAATAAACAAATATCTATTATTACTATTTGAACCTAAAGCTTCATATCCTGTATCAACTGAAGATGGATTTCCTCCTGGATCTCCAACTTCCGCCAAAGAATGTTCTTTTAAATACTGTAGTGCCTCTGCTTGAGTCAGATTTGGTTCTGTTTCAAGAAGACAAGCAATGACTCCAGTAACATGTGGGCATGCCATACTTGTTCCATCAATTGATGCAAGATAATATGATGAGTTTCTGGAATCGGCGACAATAGGAAGATAGGAAAAAAAGGGGGAGGTATTATCATAAACAGCAGAAATAATATCACTACCTGGTGCCCATATATCTACTCTTGGACCCCAATTACTGAAGTAGGATTTATTCTCAGTAGCTTTAGAACCAATAGATCCTACACATATGCACCCATCAACTGCAGTGGGAGTACTACCTCGGTGAGAGAGATAACTACCAACGTTGAGCACAAAGTATGAATTATCATAGTCCAAACCACTTGGAAGGTCGATAGGATATGCATTATTACCAGCAGCTCCTATCATAATCACCCCATCATCCATCATGTCTTTTATATCCTCTTCTATCGCATAATATCTTGCAGGTGCGGGATTAACACCTTGTCCTAACCCTGCATAACCTGGAATACCAGCTGCTTCTATTGCAGCCTTTCTTTCAGCCAATGTGCCAGATAATATAGTAGTATTCCCTCTAGTAGTAACTGAAAATACACTATCAAAAGTGAAGGCATATAGATAATTATACCCCCAACTGTGATTGGTAATTGTTGGATTTCTCCTTCCAGTTGCAGGATTGATTGGTTTATTTTTATGAAAATGACGAATATAGTCCCATAACATGGTAGCCCAATTAGTTTTACCTGCAGCACCATCCATAAAGTCCATTTGATAGATGTTAGCATCTCTTGCAAACCCTTGGGTATTGCCACCCACTGTTCCTGCTACGTGAGTTCCATGATCGTTTGAGGTATTCTGACTATAATCATAAGTTCCATTAGCACCATGACCTAAAACTGAGTTATATTGAAGCCAATTAAATTCAATTACTCTAGAACCACCTGTCCCATCAGGATTAACAGCAAATTCTGGATGATCTGGATTGACAGGAGAATCAACAAGTATAACATCAACATTCTTTCCTGATGCTGTAGTAATTATTTCTTGATTTGTAATCTCTACAGAATTATCACTTCCCCAATCATTTGTCTGAGCATTAACAGTAATTATTCCAATCATACCAGAGTGATTGCCACATTGATAATAATAAGTTCCAGCAGTATTAGGTGTCCAAGAAACAGTACCACTTTGAGTCCCTTGATTTGTTGCAGCAGGAGTGCTTACATTCGCGCCACCATTTGATACCCGTATGTAAAATGGATGACCACTTGCATTAACTACAAAATTAACAGTATCTCCAACTTTTAGTGTAACAGTAACATTGTTACCACTAACAGATCCGTTTCTGTCAGAACCACTCAAAGTGTAAGCAGATGCTCCAGAGTTTGATACATTAATATTATATGTTACTACAGGATATGATTGTCCTGTAATAACTCTCCAGAGACCCCAGTTTTTATCATCACCTGCGAATGAACCACTTGTTTTATTGAAATCTCCAGTTTGAACCCAAAAAGGCTCTGCTACTAATCCCATGTCTGTGGGATTTATTTCACAAGCAAGCACTCTTTCGTCATTTCTTATTTCTTCTGCCTCAGCTGCAGTAAGCATATAATGAGTATTACGACTAATTGTTCTCCTATGAACTAAATCAACTGCTCTATCGGGAATATACAAAGATCCACCAGGAGTTTCCATATCATCATAAAGATTCTCCAAATCTTCATATGATTTACAAGTAACAATATATTCGGCTAACCCTGTAGTTATCCCTACATAATCAGAACCAGTACTAAGTTGCTGATCACTCGAAATCATATCAACCCTCCAGTTCAACGATAGTTAAAGTGACAGTAATATCTGCTGATGATGACTCGTTATTAGTAACCTTTGCGTATATATTTGCTGATGGTGTTGAATCGTCATTCCATCCCATTACAGCAGGACTCATTAAAAATGTTGTTGAACCTGTAGTTTCTGTTCTTACTTCAGCGATAACACCAGAACCAGGTGTTGGATCTGTAGTGTAAGGTCTTGAGGCATCATTTGTTCTTGAAGTCGTGTCAGTGTAAAGTCTGACCCAAGATGCTGCATCTACAGCAATTTTTAATAATGAATATGTCTTTCCACCCGTGATTGTAATATCTGCAGTTGCATCGGCAGCAATACTTCCAGTGCTAGCTGATACTTCTGATCTAGCAACAGCACCACTACCTCCACCCGAAATAGTGATTGTTTTAGTTGCTCCTGTACCTGAGGCAACAACACCACTACCAGTAAAGTTAATTACA